TGGAGATATGTCCGTGGCTCAGAGAAGTACAAGTGCAACAAATATATCTTCAAGTGGTTATCATGCTATTGATAGATTTCGTTTTGGTTTTACAGACACAGACCAACTTGTAGCTACTATTTCACAAGATACAGATGTACCTACTGGTCAAGGTTTTGGTAATTCTATGAAGTTTTTAGTAACTACTGTTGAATCTGCTTTAGATGCAGATGATGCTTTACAAATTCAATACAGAATAGAAGGTCAAAACTGTCAAAATTTAAAATATGGAACATCTAGTGCAGAAAGTTTAACATTGTCTTTTTGGGTAAAATCATCTGTTACTGGAACATACGCTTTAACTTTTAAAAATAGTGAATCTGGAGGAACTAAGTTAAATGTAAATACCTATGCAATTAGTTCAGCTAACACTTGGGAGAAAAAAATAATTAGTATTACAGGAGATACATCTAGTGATATTGACAATACTAATACAAATGAATTAGAATTACTTTGGGGGTTGTCTGCGGGTTCTAATTATAAAGGAACATCAAGTTCTGGTTGGGAATCTTATGCTGCAGCAAAATTATTTAATGGACAAACAGCAGACATAGCAACAACATCAAGTGCTAATTTTTACCTAACAGGAGTGCAACTCGAAGTTGGTGAGTTTGATTCTAACACAATGCCTAGTTTTCCTTTTGAGAGTTTTGAGAATAATTTAAGTAAATGTGAAAGATATTTTGAAATTAATGAAGGTGGATTTTATGGTCCTGTTTATGGTACAGCTTCTGACATGAGAGTAAATGTTCCTTACAGAGTTAAAAAAAGAGATGACCCGACTGTCACTAAAATTAGTGGTGAAGAAAACTGTTGTAGTTCAGTAACAGTAACAGGAAATTCCTTAGACCAAACACTAGGTGGTCGAGTTCAAGGAACAAATGTTTTTTCAGCAGGTGCTACTAAATTTTTTAATGTAAAATTTAGTGCAGATTCGGAGTTATAGGAGTTATAAATGAATATTACAGAGGCGACATACAATTATGATACAATAACATGGAAAGATGGAACTGTGGAAAAAAGAAAATTAGGGATAGATGCAAAAATAGACGGAGTAGAAATGTTTATTCCTATCAACGAAGCAAACAGACACTACCAAGAAATACTTGAGTGGGTAGCTGCAGGTAATACAATAACGGACCCGGGAGAATAATATGGCATATATAGGACAATCAATTAAAAACGGAACATTTACAGACTTAGGTTTTACTGGGACTTTTAATAGCTCTACTACTGATTTTAATTTAGGAACACAGGTAGGTTCTGCAGCACAGTTATTAGTATCGAAGAATGGTGTAATTCAAAGACCCGGAACAGACTATACACTAGCCACAGGTGGTACACAAATTAGTTTTACTTCAGCACCTGCAAGTGGAGATTCAATCTTTATTGTAGAAATATCTGGTGCAGTTGGTGGACCAATAAACTCAGATTTAAATGGTAATGAATTAGTATTAGATGTAGATGGTGACACAAGTATCACAGCAGATACTGACGACCAAATAGATATTAAGATTGGTGGTTCAGATATTTTTCAAATGACAGCATCAAAATTAGATGTAAATGGAAAAGAGTTAATTCTTGACGCTGATGCAGATACTTCAATAACTGCAGATACAGATGACCAAATAGATTTAAAAGCAGGTGGAACTGATACCATGCACGTTGTAAATGGTGATGTAAGAGTAGGGACTCCAACTAGTTTTGGTCCAATGGATAATGGATTAAAAGTAAAGGGAGATGTTAGTATTGGAGATTTTACTGCTGATTCTGGTTCAGCTACACTAGCGTTTATTAAATCCAGAAATACAACTGTTGGTAGTCAAACTATTGTAAATGATGGTGATGAAGTCGGTGCTATATCGTTTAGAGCAGATGATGGCGATGACAGTAATTATAATAATAATGTAGCTAGGATAGCTGTTGGAGTAGATGCTGCACCAGGCACTAATGACACACCTGGATTAATAAAATTTGAAACAACAGCAGATGGTGCAAGAACTACCACTGAACGAATGCGTATAAATAGTTCTGGTGCTGTGTCTATCGGTTCAACAGCAAACAGTGGTTACAAGTTAAAAGTTGATGCACAGGGTGATTCACTAGGAGCTGGTTATATGTTATCAGATGTATACAATCAACCTTCCTTTGAGATTACAAACACGAACACCAGTAATTTTGGTCAATCTGTTCTATGGTTACAATGTAATAGAACAACAACTAATGGTTCTTATAATTTTTTAAGAGTAATTCAAAGTGGCGTAACTGATAAACTATTTATTCGTGATAGTGGTAATGTTGTAAATGCTAACAACTCTTATGGTGCTATATCCGACTTAAAATTAAAAGAACAAATAACCGATGCATCTAGTCAATGGTCAGATATAAAAAATATTCAAATTAAAAAATTTAAATTTAAACATGAAGTTGCAGAAGGCGACAGTGATAGTCTTTGGAAATTAGGTGTTATTGCACAAGAAATTGAAACTGTATCTCCTAGTTTAGTAGAAACAGTTAAAGATATTGATAAAGATGGTAATGCAGTTTTAAATGATGAAGGTAACGAAACTTTTACCAAAAATGTTAAATATTCTGTTCTTTATATGAAAGCAGTAAAAGCATTGCAAGAGGCAATAACAAAAATAGAAACATTAGAAACAGAAATGACAGCTTTAAAGGCTAGAGTAACAACATTAGAGGGATAGGAGTTAATAAATGTTCGGCATATCCCCTTTTGCTGAATTTGCTTTTGGTGAATCTACTCATCAACCGGTAAATCTAGAGGGTATTCAAGCTACAATAAGTTTAGGTGACATTACCGCTATTGAGGCTAACGCCGATGTTACTCCAGGAACTAATGTAAGCAACATCTCTATTGGTGATCTGACTTTTGTTGGGGCAGCCAATGTCACTGTCAGTGGCAACGCAGTTACATCGAGTCTTGGCAGTATGACACCAAAGGCAGCTGCGGACGTGGCTGTCACCACTAATTTAGCAGGAACCGTAGGAGTAGGATCTGTGACCATCGTAGCCAAAGCAGTGGAGGTTCTAGGCACTAACCTATTGACATCTTCTGTCAACGGTCCTGGTGTTGTAACTTGGAACGACGTTAACGTGAACGCAAGTCAAGCGTGGACAAACGTGGAAACATAATATAAATTTGGAGGCAGTATGGCATCGACATTTTCTACATCACAAAAGTTTGAATTAATTGCTACAGGTGAAAAAGCAGGTCTATGGGGATCTACAACCAACACGAATCTACAATTAGTAGAGGAGGCTGTGGGTGGTTATTTATCTTTAGATGTAGCATCCTCAGACCAAACTTTAACAATCAGTAATGGCGCCTCTTCTAACGGGCGTAACATGATCATCAAGTTTACAGGCACTTTGGCCGCTAATAGAAGTGTTACGGTTCCTGACTCTATAGAAAAGATGTATCTAATAGAGGACGGCACATCAAGAAGCACAAGTGACTACACCTTAACTTTTAAGACAGCATCAGGCACAGGCGTAACAATGCCGGTCGCTTCAAAGATGGTTGTCTATTCTGATGGCACAAACATCGTTCAATTAGCAGTGGAGAAGGGCTATCATTCAATTGCTAGAAACTATGTGGCAGTTAACAATGATCAATTAATTATAGACACAAGCGCAGCGGCAAGACAAGTAACACTTCCTGCTTCTCCTAGTGTTGGTAATGAAGTTACCTTTATAGATGCAAAAGGGTCCTTTGGTTCTAACAATTTAACAATTGCAAGAAACGGTTCTAATATATTAGGGTCTGCTTCTAATTTAGTTGTATCAACAAATGGGTCTGCATTTACACTAGTCTTCTTAAACGCGACTCGTGGTTGGGCATACAAAGATAAAGTCTAAGGAGAGTAAATGGCTCTCGTAACTCTAGACTTCTTACCTGGCATAGACAAACAAGACACCACTAAAGGTGCTGAACGTCGTTTTGTTGACTCTAACAATGTACGCTTTCGTTATGGTTTGCCAGAAAAGGTAGGAGGTTGGTCTTCTCTTTTACCTGATAAGATAGTCGGTGTTGTCAGAGCGCAACACCCTTTTACAGATTTAGATGGCAACAGGTACGTGGCCCTCGGAACGGATAAGTTTTTATTATTATATTTTGAAGGTCAACTCTTTGACATCACGCCAATCAAAAGTTCTTTGACATCGTCTACAATGGCTACGACAGATGAGTCAGCCTCTGTTACTATTACTACAAGCTCTGCTCATGGTGCAAACGCCGGTGACATTGTGCAATTAGACAGTGTTACTTTACCAAGCGGTACAGGTCTTAGTGCTTCTAACTTTGAAGATGTTAAGTTTCAGATAAT